AGTACCAATAAATTTACCGTCATCACTACCTTGACCTTTTGTATTGGCAGTAGCAACAACATTGAAACCATGAGCAGGCTTAACAAATCTGTTAATCTTTTTAACAAAGACACCAGAGCCTTCTAATATTGGTTGTAAACACATAATCTTATTACTTGCTAAGTCAATCTCATCAAGTAAAAGAACAGCGCCTCTTTCCATGGCTTCGATAACAGGACCATTTTGCCATACAGTTTGACCGTCTTTAAGTCTGTAACCACCTAACAAATCATCCTCATCTGTTTCAATTGTAATATTAACTCTAATCAATTCTCTTTTATTCTCAGCACATGATTGAGTAACACCCATAGTTTTACCGTTACCAGATAAACCAGTAATGAAAACAGGATAGAACATCTTAGATTTTATAATAGACTTTACATCTGGATAATTACCAAATGATACGAACACAGGATCCTTTTTAGGAACAATGTCGCCTGTCAAAGAAGAAACTACATATGCAGCCTCGGAAACTGTTTTAGTTTCAGGTGCTTTAGTAGTCAAAACTTTTTCAGATTCGCCTGAAGATTTAGAAGTTACTACATTGTCTTCCGTAGGTAACTTGAATGTAGATTTACCAACTTTGTAGTCAGTATTTTTAATCAACCATTGTGGTGCATATTTACAACCAAAATGTTTGTTGGCTTCTTTTAATTCTGAAACCGATAACTCGTTTGTACCAAACTTTTTTACAGCGTAGTCAACGAATTCTTGTTGTTTAGTGTTTAACATAGTGTTTTTTCGTCCTTTCATTATTTAATATAAGTATATCCTATCATAGATGATTCGTTTTGGCAACCCTCTATTTTTTGTAGCCTGGTAACGATTACCGATACCATTATGCAACCTCCTGGATAAACTTGTTTAATATTACTCTGGAAACCAATCGATTCGCCATTGATTTACCAAAGATTCTTTTTAACTCTGAAGCAGTACCTTTTTTAACGGTCTCTTTACTCATGTCAAAATTCTCAACATTCATTTTTTTGCCATCTATAACAAAGAATTTATTGTATCCTTCGCTTGTACATGCAGCTGCTTTGTTTTTAGTTAATTCTTTTCTGAAAAGACTTATCTTTTTTTCTTTATCATTCCAATCTTTGTACTCACCGATATATCTCTCAATATCCCATCTTCTAATTTTTTTAACAATATAAAAACCAATCACATTTACATCATGTTGTTTTTTAATATGATTTAATAGATTAGTAGTAATGTTACCGTCTTGAGCAAACTTTTTATTGTCGATTTGATAAACAGTAGTTTTTTCATAATCATGTGCTTCACCACCGTGTATATCACTCTTAACATAGTTACCAGCACCATCTGTAAGTGTAATAAAAGTCATCTTCTCAATATCATATTTCTTTTTAAACATTGGTAATAATGTGTTGATATAAACTAGTGACTCATTAAGAGGTGTATTACCAAGATAGTATTCACTAGGTATACCCCATGATTCAGATTGAGCATAGTAATCATCTGATTGTTCTTGCCAAGTAGTTCTTCTAGTATATCTATTGTCAAAATACATACCCATATGAAATAATGTTTTCATAGCTAGATCAATTGTTTTTTTATTCATTCTATGGCTAACACAATTAACTAGATTAAAGTCTTCAAATGCAAACTCACCAGAGTTTTGTGACCAAGATGTTGGCGAAGCATCATATTCTCTATTGTATTTTCTTTCACTAGTAAAGAAGTAAACTTCAAAAGGTATATTAACTTTTTTACAAAATTCTACAAGGTTAATTAATTGTTTTACTGTATCATATAAACAATCTGCCATTGAACCAGACCAATCAAGTAACATCATCATACCATGATTTTTACCATCAGGTATGATAGTTAACTTTTTAAATATGTCATCTGAATATTTGTAACTAGGTAATTTTAAAGTATCAATGATACCAGTTTTATCTTGACTTGCTCTCTTATATGCTTGAGCAGATTTTTTCATTTCAAATTCTTTAACAAGATACATAACAGTTTTCTTGTTTTCATTCATAAATTTTTTGTATTGAGTGTCAAGGTAAGTATCATATTTTGCAACATTATGATATTGTTTTTGTTTAACTCTATAATCATTCATGTCTTTTAACCAAGTTTTATAAGAAGTTAAAGCAGAACCATCTTTAAGATTTGGAATAGGTACTTTACCATATCTGTAACCTTTGTTACTATTATCTAATAGTTTATCTTGGTTTTGTACAAATGAATCATCTGTAATTGCTTTTAACAATCTAGGCTTGTCATCACCACCAGCACCCTTGGCGTGATGTGTTGCTTCACCTTTTTTATCTTCTTCTTTAGTAGTATCATCTGATTCAGATTGACCATCTTGTTTACTGTCTTTTTCATCATCAGCTTTTTCATCACCAAAGTTATTGAAATCATTTTTTTCATCAGCGTCATCATCATTTTGATCAGCACCTGAATTGTCACCTTGACTATCATCTGAATCTTCATCATCAAAATCATCTTCATCATCAGAAAGTTCATAGTTTTTTGAAATAATATGGTTGTCAAAGTCAGGCAATTTAGTCATCTGATCAACTTGATCTTTTTGCCAATCTAACATTTCCTTAGCTAAAGTTAATACATCATTAAATGATTTAACAGCGTCAACTTTAACCAACCAATCTTTATCTTTAGAAGAAAATATAAATGGTAGTCTGTTTAATGACTTAGACCTTAGATTAATTTTGTCAATAATCATAAAATCTTTATTGATATCTCTACCAGAAATACCAAAGAAATTTTGTTTTTCTAATATATCAAAACCATTCTGATAGTTTCTAACAACACCAGGATATTTTGCTTGAATTAACTTGTCAATTCTAGTATCTTCAATAACATTAACATAAGACCTTAACTCTTTGTCTGTAATATTTTGCCACTCTTCATATGGAGTCCATAGAGCGTGAGCACATTCGTGAGCAATAAGCATGTCATATACATCACCAGATTTTTGTTTAAATATAGGTAAAGTTAATACACGGTTCTTTACATCAAAAGAAGCTGTCTTAACATTGTTGTGTTGAATTGTAATATTCTCTGTAGCGAGAAGTTTTGCAAGATTTGATTTTACATCAAGATTTATAGTGTTGTCCTTTTTCATAATATACGACCATCCTACAGGCCTTTTATCAAAAAGTCAAGCACTAAAAACGTTTTTTTAAATTTTTTTTTCTATACCAGGCAATGGTTTTTAGAGCTGCGTCAGGTCGCACAGCCATATGTTCTATGTTTGTTCTACTATCTTTTGTCGCCAGAGCCACGAATCGTATCTTTTTTCTTACGATTCTCTAACTTAATTAAATTAGTGCTTGCAATGTCGGATAACTTAATGTCAAAATCGTTAGCCAGTACAGCGATATACCAAAGGCAATCACCAATTTCACTTTTGATTTCAGACACCAGTTTTTCATCTTTACTATTTGAGCCATCTCTTATTATTTTCTTTACTTTATTAGCTACTTCACCTGCTTCACCGGTCAACCCCAATGTCGGGTATATAATGGCCTGTTCTCTCGGATATATTGCCGTTGTTAAAGCAACCTTTTGATACATGTCAAGGTCACTTACTTTTTTGTATTTATTAGACTCGTTACTTTGAGCACCTAATTCTAGTTCTAATTGTCCGTTCATGGTATTATCTTCCTACCTGTGGTAAATATTTTGTTTTTGTTTCGTCCCATGATAGATATATTAAATCATCATAGAAATGAGTTTCAGTAGATAATCTACCTTGTTTTCTTAAGCTGTTTAGTCTTTTTTTAGCGTATTTGTTTTTCCATAATTCAGTTAAAGCTTCAGTTGAATTGTCAAATGCTCTAATTAAACCTTTCGTATCTGTTTCTTCTCGTAAAAATTCTCTAGTATTTGTAAATAGTTCACCAAAATATATGCCTCTGGCATGGTCAGATTTGATAAGTTTCTTATCTATACTTAATTTATTGTATGTAAAGGTATGACTTCTATTTCTATGATCTCTTTTATGTGGTTGACCTGTGTCTTTTTTCGCCACATACCATTCAAAGTATTTGTATGTGTGGTTCTTTTTCAACCAGTTTTGTATCATCATTCTAGTAGGTTTAGTAGGTTCATATGATACAGAACCTGCTGTCCACCCCATTTTCTTCCAATGTTTTAATCTATCATATTGAGATAAGGGTATTTCTTTTGTTTTACCATATAAACTTGTGGTTGTAACACCTACTAATTTGTCTTTGTATTGATACTCCCAGGTTTTCTCTACAGTATCACTCAAACACAATAAAGCTAACAGTTTCCCACCAACCAGGTTATATCCAAGCGGCTGTATTGGTACTATTGTACTACCAATGCAAGTATGATTAATCATTTTTTGTGTCTTGGCCACTCTATCCCAACCAATATGGTTGTCTCTAGGCGTAAGGTCTAGAAAGTCAGAGGACATACAAGTAACACCAAGATATTTCTTCGTCTTTTTGTCTCTAATTAAAAAGTTTAAATTTCTACCAATATTACTATTGTTTTTCATAGTAGATAAGAAAGTTCTTAATGCATTCCATATCTCACTACCTTTGGCATTTGTGTGTGATTGTATCTCAGCACCATCTGTCCATATTAATTCTGGTTGTAATTCTAAGTATTCTTCGGGGTCATCTGGTAACCAAAAGTTATTTTTGACTTCTTGTATGACTGTTGCCTGATCAGGTTTTAACATGGCAGGTTTATCATCAAAAAAACTATTTGTTTCTACAGTAGGATATCTGTCTTTTACTTCACACCATTTTTGATATAAAGTATATTCCTTTACATTCATTGATGATACATATGATAAGTCTTTAATCAGAGCTTGTTTTAATACATCTGTATCTACATCTGGTATTTTATCTAAAGGATTGTTATCTTGCCAATTTTGCCATTGGTCTTCAATAGACATGCCTTTCTTCCACGAATAAGTCATAATGTATATAATACTAGAAAACTATTGAAATGTCAAGCTTGGTTGTCTTGTTCTTTATATCGTTTTAGTCTTTCAATCTCTTTAATAGCCTTATCTTGTGCTCTTTTTAATTTGAATTTAGATACATGTTCTACAAAATTTCTACCTAATATGTGGTCATATTCGTGTTGACATATACGACTCATCATACCATCAAGGTGTGCTTCTTGTAATTTACCCTCACTATCTTCATATTTAAATACACATTTTCTAGGTCTTTTAATATTTAAAAATAAAAAAGGATAAGTTAAACAACCTTCTTTCATCATTAAATTTTCTACACTAGAAGATATAATCATAGGATTATACATAGCAATTGCTTTGCCACCATCAATTGATGGATGACCACCTGCTACAAACATATTAAAAGGTAAACCAACTTGATTACAAGTAAGACCAATACCATGAAACTTATTCATACAAGTAAACATAGCTTCTGTTAATTCTTTTCTATCTTTAAAATCATGTTCTTTTAACATGTCATCTGTAAAAGGTGCTATAGCAGTTTGTACTCTAGGGTCATTTGGTGGTATTAATTTTAGTTCTTTCATATTGTTCCTAATTGTGTAAAGTTTTGTACTTTTTCATATTTAATTATATTAGTAAACTTATCAAATAGTATATCTCCTTTGTGTGATATAATAAAGATGTTTTCTTTTTCTAATGTTTTAATGATTTTAAAGAAGTCATCTGTACCTTGACCATCTAGTGACGAATCAAATATCTCATCAAGCAATAATAAGTTTGTATTGGTACTATTTTTCATTCTAGCAATATCTCGCCATGTAAATAATAAGGCAAGATCAATTCTCATCTTCTCACCCTCACTAAAATTATTATAATTAAATGTATCTCTAAATCTTGACTTAACCGTTTCGTTAAACTCTTCATCTAAATTAAATGATATGTAGAAGTCCATGGCTTGTAAATATTTGTTAATTAAAGCATTCATAATAGGTACATACTTACGAATAATTTGGGCTTTAGCACCTTTGTCGTTTAGTATTTCTCTTAATATATCAACATATTCTTTTTCTTCTTGTACATCTGTTAAGTGTGCGTCTGCCACACCAAGGTCTGCTGACATTTTAACTAGTTCAAGTTCTATCTTTTCAATGTCACCATCTTTTTGGCTAGCCGTAGAAATCTCTAACTGAATTTGATCGCTGTGTTTCTTTAACGCTGATAGACTTCCGTTTATCTTCGCTATCTCTACATTCATTTCTTGTATCTTGTTTGACATCTGGTTGAATTGAGTCAACTTCTCTTCGTGACCAGTTAGTTCTCCTACGAGCTGTGATAGTCCTGATTCTAGTTTGGAAATTGTTGTAGTTTCGTGATTGCATTTTTCTTCCTTAAATTTGGTATCAATAGATTGTGTACACACCGGACATGTGTCATTCTCTTTGAAAAATTTTAAAGTCTTCTTATGTGTATCCAGATTTTGTTCTATCTTTGTTTCGTATTTTTCTAAATCTTTTATCTTTTTATTTACCGTTTCGTGGCCACTTAATGCATTTTGACTAACTGCAATATCTTCATTCAGTTTTTGTAGTTTTTGTTCATATACTACTTTATTTCCATCATTTTCTACTATCTTATTTTGTTGTACCGTTAGGTTGTCGCTCCCTTTGGTCTCCAAAGTCTTTAAGTATTTTGCTTCAGTTTCATACTTGGTCTTTATTAACTCTACTTGGTGCCTCACCTCCGTTAACTTTTTTTGTAAATCACTCTGTTGAGAACGTAAAATTAGATCCATAAGACCAAAAACTCTTATATCAAGTATCTCTTCAACAACTTCTCTTCTATATCTTGGTTTCATCTTCATAAACGGCTCGTATGATGATGAACCTAATAATACAACTTGAATAAATGATCTGTAATTTAGTTTCATTATATTTTGTTCTAGGTATTTTTGATAGTCTATGTTGTTGGCGTCTTGATTAATTAATTTACCATCACAAAATATCTCAAATAAATTTGGTTTAATACCTCTTCTTACAATATAGTTCTTTGTACCCACATCAAACTCAACCTCTACAATACAATCACCATTATTAATAGTGTTGACCATTTGTTCTTTTTTAATAATTCTAAATGGTTTATTAAATAATACAAAACATAATGCGTCTAATAATGTTGACTTACCACTGCCATTTGTACCTACAATTAATGTAGTTTGTGACATATCTAAAGCAATTTCTATTGGTTGATTACCAGTAGATAAAAAATTCTTATATGATATTCTTTTAAATAGTATCACTCACCAGCCTCCATGTAAAGTTCTTTTGCAAATTCTTTTAATTTTTGTTTATCTATTTTAACATCTATTTGATCAATGTAATTTCCTAAAAATGTAAGTGTATCTTCACCTTGTTCTAGTAAATTTTCTGGCACTGAAGCTCCAATATCCGTAGGGTCTTCTATTACATCAATAGCATGTAAGTTAATATGGTTGTATAGTCTATCCATTAATCTTTCGTACATATCTATATCTGTTTTATTTGATATGTAAAGTTTTATAAATGACTTGTCATATGGTGTAATATCAAACTCATCATAGTTTGTTTCTTTATCATTATAAACTATTTTTTTAAATATGGTATTTGTGTTTTCTATTCTAGATATCTCTCTTGTATCTGTATCAAATATATGAAAACCTTTAGGACAATTGTAGTCTGACCATGTCATTTCATATTGTGTACCAAGATAATATATGTGGCCATCATCTGATTTTTTATGAAAATGACCTGACATAACCTTTTCAAATCTTTTAAAGATAGATTTTTCTGTACCATGATCATTCATATGACCATTATGCATTTCAAAACCTTTAATCTCTAAATGACCCATAGCTATTGTTGATTGTGTGTTTTCTATAGTTTTAATAGTTTCAATTTCGTTATCATCACAAATCCATGGTATAAAAAGTATAGGCAAGTTGTCAAAGTTTACCGTTGTAGCATGAGTATATACTTTAGCCTCTTTACTTATATCAAGATTTTGCATTGCATTTACTTCATTTGTATTCTTATAATAAGTATCATGGTTACCAATAATAATATGTGTATCAATACCTAATTCATCTAGTCTATTCCAAAATACTTTTTTAAAGTTGTGTGCCGTATTGTGATTAATAAATTTTCTTCTATCTACCACATCACCTAAATGTATCAATGTTTTGATATTATTTTGTTGCAAATAAGGAAAAAACAAATCATTATAAAACTTGTTTTGATATTCAATAAATGCTGGTGAGTCATTACGACACCCAAAATGAGTGTCATTTAACAAAGCTATTTTCATTATTTCTTTTTCTTTTTTGCTTTAGATTTAGGTTTAGTCTTTTTAGCAGTTTCTTCTACCGGCATATTCTTTCTTAAAAACTCGGTAAACTGATTTTTAAATTCTCTATCTTCTCCAGGTTGTAAAACTAAATCATCATAGTTTGCGTCTGCTATCATTCTTTGTTTAATTGTTACTTGTTTTTTTTCTTTTTGTATTCTTCTTATAAAAGCATAGTAAATTATTTGTGTAAAATATGCAAATGGATTGTTTGATTTTTCTCCATCAAAATTGTTTAAGTATTGTAAACAGTTTTCTATACCATCACTAATCATATCATCTCTGTATGTATAGTTAATAAAATTAGGTCTGTATGATAAGTGATTTGCTATCTTTAAAAAACAACCACCTATATAATCGGGTACTCTAGGATTTTTATCTCCAGTTTTTTTTGCTTTGTTAACTAACTTTTTATACTCGACCATAGCGGCCAAGAATTCTTTGTTGTTAACATAATGTTCTGATTTTTTTTTTGTTTGTGCCATAATATCCTTACTATATAATATTTTATCAAAATTGTCAATGGTCAATCCACGGTTGACAATATTTTTTTTATGCGTATAATAACGGTGTCCGTTTTCACCAGAGTATCTTTAAAGTCCATTGTATCCTTAATGTAACGTAGGTTCATCCTCATCATCATCTAATTCTCTAAAGATTTCATTCATCTTTTTATTTTCATCAGCCGTAAACTCTTTTCTATGATAGTTCTCATCTCTTTTAGGTTTGTCTAGTCCATCATAGTTTTTAACTATTTCAGAATAACTATTAGACATTTCAAGAGAGGCGTTGGTGATCGTCATAATTTTATCTTTAGGTATTGTAACTACCTTATCACTTGTATAATTAGTCCAACGAATCATAGCAATATAATCTCTAAACCCCATTGGTGTCATTTGAGGAACATATTTAATTTGTAAAGGTTTATCTAATCTAATTAGAGGACCATTATCTGGTAACTGTTTGTCACCAGTAGGTAGAACGGTAACAATGTCGTCACCGTTAATTAATTTAATTATTTTAACTGTCTGATTCATTGTTTAACTCTATGTTGTGTATTTCATAATCAAAGTCTTCTTCACTATAGATATTTATCCTTTCTCTAAAATGTGCTAAAGTATAATTCTCTTTTCCATTATAAGTTAAGTCATCAGCTATATCGTATAATGTCGCATGACCATTATTATCTTTTAATCTTAGACCACGACCAATTGATTGTAAATTTCTTATCCTAGATTTAGAAGGACTAGCAAAAATAATGTTATGCAAATTCCTAATGTTAATGCCTGTACTGAAAGTCCCATATGACGCAACAATAATAGCGCCGTCAGCTTTCTCTGTAATTTCTCTAATCTTTTCTCTTTCATCTGCGTCAATTCCTCCATGAACATAAAATACCTTCTTATCTGTTGCTTTGTTTTTTATCATTTCGTATAAGTCTTTACCATGTTTCTCAACATACTGAAACAAACATAATGTATTACCTTGTAAACCAGCCGCCAAATTTTTTATAAACTTATTTCTTTTATCTGATTGTACTATATAATCCATTTCTTCTTGATAAGTAAAACCGTGTGCATGTTTACACTCTATAGAACCGTGTTTTAATATCAATGAATATATTTTTAAATCTGCTAATTGTTTCTTTTCTTGTAATTCAGTTGTAGATACAACCTTATTTACAGTACCAAATAGTCCTTCTAATACAAGTTTGTGTGTTTTACTACCGTCTAAAGTACCTGTCATACCTATTTTATATGGGCACTTTTCTAACTTTGTCAATATCTTTGTCAATGAAACAGCTTTAAATAAATGAGCTTCGTCACCTATAATCATACCAACATCTTTAAACCATTTTTTAGGTAAATTATAGATAGATTGCCATGTAGATATAATCACAGGTTTAGTTGTTTCTTTACCATGACCTTGATATATTCTATGTACATTTTTCTCTGGTGACCAACCATAATCTTTGAAGTCTTTAAACAATTGTTCTACCAAAGATGTGGTTGGTACTATTATTAATATCTTTTTCTTTTGTTCTTTTAACCGAAGAATGTTAAACCTAACAAGAAGATAAGTAATAAGAGATTTTCCACTAGCTGTGGGTGAAAGTAACAAACACCTATTTTTTTTAGTTGCATAAACAAATGCCTCCTTTTGATAATCTCTGACCTTAAAGGGAATATTTAGTGCTTTGATAAACTTATCAACCTTACTATCATCTACCTTTGTGTCTTGTATTTTAGTTCCGTCAACAACTTGTACGTTATTGTCTTCACACCATTTTAATATATATGGATATAGACCAACATAAATCTGGCCTGTTTGATATGAGAACAATCTTATTTTTCCGTCCCATACACGATTTCTAAATTGAGGCATAAACTTAAAACCAGGTACTTCAAATGTAAAAAATTGACCTAGTTCTCTTCTTATATCTGCATCTGCCTCTATCTTTAAATAGACATCATCTTTCTTGTCAACAATAATATATCTGGTGATGGTCATTTTAAAATCTAGATAGCGCCACTAGTAAACTTACGCCAATCAATTGCATTTTTTATTGTAAAAGTTCTATTAGTGATTTGCCTAATTGTTCTATCCAAAAAATCTACAGTTGTTTGTAAGTAATCTACTTTTTGTTTTGCCTTAATATAATCTTCATTTGATTGAATATATTGGTCAACATCTTGTCTTAACAATTTAAAGTTGAATGGTTTTTGTGCATATACTGAGGCGTCTGCTTTACCTGTATAATATTCCCAAAGTTCTCTTTTGGTATTATACAAATTGCCTTCAGCACGACTTAACATTAATTTAAATTTTGTTAAGTGTTTTAAATATTTATTGTGAAGTTGTGGTGTTTTAAGAGACTCTAAATCAAGTTCACTATCATTAATTTTTAAATCTTTATCAGCTTGTTCTTGTAATTTTTCTAAATCCATAATATACATATCCTATCATAATTATATAAAAATGTAAAGCTTTAAGTAACAGTAGTTGTTGTTTCACTTGCACCTTTTGTAGCAAATTGAAAAATTTTATATTTAAATGATACTGTTGCCGATAAGTAATTTACATCATCAGCTTGTTGGTTAAAATCAAGTCCAGATAAATTAATTGGAAAAACATCACTAAATCTGACCTCTATATTGGCATTATTTTTACTTGTTAATACATTTAAAGTAGCGTCTGAAAATATAGGTCCTAGAGGCTTTGCACCATATTTAACTTTTCCAGGATCTGTTACTAAACTATCTTTACCTTGTGTTGGAAATCTATCTTTCCCTGCGTCCACAAGACTTCCGAATTGTGTTCGTGAAAAAGGAAACCCAATACCATACATCCAGCCATGTATCTCTCTGTAGTTCTCCAAGTTCTCATCTACCATAAATGTAACAGATAAGTCATCAAAAGATATTGTATCTCCTGGTAATGGAATATCTGCAAGAGGTGTAGGTTGTGATGGTGATGGTATACTAATACCTGGTATATTTGCAGCCGTACAAAAATATTCTACCTTTGGCAGTTTTGTAAGTTGAAACTTAAACTGTGTTGGTGAAGCGTAATCAAGTTTTGTTGGTTGTCTTGCGTATGTGCTTGTAATTGTCATACTTATATTTATCCATTCGGAAAGGCCAAAAAAAAAGGGGGCCGAAGCCCCCTTTTTGTATTCTGTAGAAAACTCTACAAGATATTACATTAAGTTAGAAACTTTAACTCTTTGGTAGTATCTGTTAGCGTTAGCAGAACCAGCGTCATTTACTGGAGTGTGAGCACCAGTAATGGCACCTGTTTCAGCAAATGGGTTAGCAACAAGACCATATCTAGTCTTGAAACCAATTTTTGGTTGGAAAGTATCTTGACCAACTGCTCTCACCATTTGTAGTGGAACATATGGACAATAGAACATACCAGCGTCATAAGGTGAAGTACCTTTGTAACCAACAACATAGTATTGTGTTGCTGAGCTGTTTGCACTATATGGGTCAATGTATACCTTGAATCTGCCGTTAAGAACACCAGCAAAAGTATTGCCTGTGTCATCAACATTCAAGTTATTGTTTAATGCAGGAGTGTAATCTAAAACACCAGCCATTTGAAGCGCACTAGCAACATCAGCTGAACAGATAATCATATTACCTTTTCCTCTTCTTGTTCTTTGTGCAATTCTGTTCGCATCTCTTTCAAGTTGGAACATAAGTCCTTTGAATCTTTCAACAGACCATCTTCCGTTTGAGTCTGTATCTAAATCAAAGATACCTGCTGTAGTTGTGTTTGTAGCAGCACCTTTTTCTGCATTGATGTAAACTGTTCTTACAACTTCTCTGTTGATTTCCGCAAGGATTTCAGCAGATAAGATATTTGCAAGTTCAGTTTCAGCGTCTAAACCATGGATTGCTTTTAAGTCTTGAGCAAGTTCCATTGTGTATTCAGCTTTCAACGCTCTTGATTTAGCAGTAACAGTCGATTTCTCGATTGAGAATGCCATTTCAGCGAAAGCGTTTCCGTCTGCGTCACCTAATGCTTCAGCAGCTGCTGTAGTCATTGCCTGACCAGTAGTGTAAGTACCAGCAGATGGTGAATCGTTTAGAGCACCTGGATTTGTGCCTGAGTTAGCAGTTGATGAATAACCATCTACAGCTGAACCAGCAGCATTTCTTCCAGAGAA